GGTATGTGGTCGTATGATATAAGCTCACTGTCTCCTTTTATAAAGTCTTCTTTACCTTCAAACACTTCTGGCTCAGCCTTGTCTTTTAAAAGTTGATAAGTATCTTGTATTAAATTCCATGTATCTTCTGGAACTCTAACAACATCAAATCCTTTTTTAGTTAATTGAGATAATTGCGGTCTACTTTCTACTCTTTGTATTTTTTGCGACTGTGGCTTACCCTCTCTCCACCAAGATGTAATAATATATTTTTTACCACTAGTAACAGGCATCCCCTCGTGTAATGTATTTTCTTGAGTTCTACCATTTATCATATTTTGCCAGGTAACTGCCTTTCCTTTCTTTGGCTGTAATATGGTATTCATTCTAGGAAAGTTAGTGCCACCACCTTCAAAGTCATCATTAAGATAAATCATTAAGGTATGAGTTCTGTTTCCTTTATCTAAGCAATGCATATCATATGCCGCTCCGCTAAAAAAATCATGATGTGGTTTAAAATATTGTCCAGGCTCGTAGAGTTGCCCTTGAAGGTTTTCTCCGTTTGAAATATCTAGTCCTAAATATTTAGATATTTTTTCATGTATGCTTTTTACTAAAGTATTGGAATGGTCTAAATTAGATGTGCTAGAAGTTCTGCTTTTATCTTGTACGCTAAACTCATCTCCTTGAGAAACAACAGTGGAGGGGACATGGTTTTTATTTATTAACTCAATCAAACCATCACACTCCTCTTGTGTTAAAAAGTCGTGTATTTCTTTCATTTAATTTAATTTAAGTACAAGGTACTAAATTATTAGCAGTTAGAGCAAAATGTCGTAAATCCAGTTCCATCCCAAAATCTATATTCTCCTGGAAAACCAAAAGTTGTGTAGTATCCGCTCGGAGCTAACTGCGTACAAAATACATCAGTGTATAGTTTAGTTGCTGTACAGAAATTACTAAAGTCTCCATAATAACTTCCAGATGAACCGCTACAAACAGCAAGTGGATTCCACTTTAACTGAAGATAGTAACAGGGTAGAGGCGTGGGAGTCGGACTAGGTGTTGGTGATGGACTAGGACTAGGCGTAGGCTGACAATCTGTACAATTGGCAAAATAACCTTGTGGCGATATAGCTTGAGTTGTTCCCGTAGGCGCTCCCATAACTTCCCAACATACAGACTGCCATTGAATAGAAGAGCCAACACTAACCGCTTGTGGTAGTGATACGTTTTCTTGAAGCCCACTACTACAGTTTTGTATCTGATACTGATTAGGAACAGGTGATGGACTAGGTGATGGACTAGGCGAAGGCGTTGGCCCTGGCGTTGGCCCTGGCGTTGGACTAGGCGTTGGACTAGGCGTTGGCCCTGGCGTAGGCGTTGGAGTAGGCGTAGGCGTTGGTGTCGGACTAGGAGTAGGCGTTGGCGTAGGTGTAGGTACTGTACAAGATTGCCCAGCAAATAATACTCCGCTCACCTGTTCTCTAACTATAGAATTGTCAGAATAAAAACCATTGGCCGATACCACTGTTAAATCAGCATCATCATAAATAGTTGTTGCATTTGCGAAACTCGCTGTATCAAAATAATATGTTCCTAGTGTTGCCATTTTTTATTTAACAATTTATAATTTGACTTGGCGCTCCTGTTGAGGAATTAAATCTTAATGCTACTCCACTTCCAGTTCCACAAGATAAACCTTGGTAATACCATTTACTGCTTATAGCGTATTGTAGGTAATCTATAACTTTTGTTTTCTTAGCTTTATCCATCCAAACTACATCTGATGTGGTTACACAAGTTGTGCTTCCTTCATGATAGTAGTTTTGAGTTGTTGCAGTAGGACCGTTAGTGCAAGCATCAGAGCTACTAGAGAACCAGCTAGCAACTTCATTCATTGCAAACTCTTGAACACATAGTGAATAGTAAGAAGCGCCTGAAGATGGATACTGAATGTTAATTAAACCATTTGCACCAATATAAAGGTTAACACCTGGTGTTACACCATTTGTTTGAGCAGCACCGTAGTATAATGGAGCATATGTGTTTGGGTCACTTCCATTAAATGAAGTTGTTAGTCCTACATCTGTATAAGCTACTACAGTATGACTGTTAGCGTAAGCAAAATCTAATTGTTCGGTGTTTTGAATAGCTATAGCCCCTCCTCCAGGATTATATGCTAAATAAATAGGAATACCGCTAGATACAGTATACCCACATGAAGTAGACGCTGATGTTGCGCCTTGTTGCTGTCCATTGTTTAAATACCACGCTTGATTTGAACACGAAGCATTTTGCTGTACTGCGCCATTAAAATTAGTAGTTATCGCTCCACAATTTTCAACATAATAATTACTGTAATTGCCATTATCAAGAGGAGTGAGTAAATCTACATCTGTAAATATATTGTCAGAAGTGCCGGCTTGTGGGCAAGCAACTGAGCCAGTATGGTAATACGTTGTAGTTGACTGTCCGGGACCCCAAGCGCACACATTTGAAAATGGCGCATAATTATTGGTTATTTGCACAGCAGGCATACAAGAGTCAAACAAATTACTCCCGCTTGTAGCTACTAACGCTCCAGTTTGTGAAACATTAATAGTCATACCGGTATCTACTGTACCTGCCCCGCCGCCAGAAGCTCTTAGCCCCACCCAGGGGCTTGAATTACTAGCTGGTACAAATGGTGTTGTAGCCGCGGCATCTGTCCAAGCATATACTGTTCTTCCGGCTGCGGCTGAATCTCTAAGGTCTTGCGCTGTAGATATAGCTCCAGCACTATCTCCTAAATATAAAGTTCCTGTAGAAGGCACTGGAATATTTTGAGCACAAGAGTTAGCACTTGAAGAATATCCATTACCAAACACTGTCATATTAGTTTGCCACGCTCCAGTAGGTGTCGGGGCTGGAGTCGGAGTCGGAGTCGGAGTCGGAGTCGGAGTCGGAGTTGGAGTCGGAGTTGGAGTCGGTGTTGGAGTAGGAGTTGGAGTAGGAGTCGGTGTTGGAGTAGGAGTTGGAGTAGGAGTCGGCGTTGGAGTTGGAGTAGGTGTTGAACTACAAACACCAGCTGTATCAATATTTGAAGCTGTTCCTTGGTTTGTCATTCTAAATATACCCTGAGATAGTCCATATCCTTGGTTTGGCTGTCTTACGCCATAGTAATTGTTTCCTCCCTGGAATATTGTTGTTAATGCTGCATCTGTATAAAATAATGTGCTGTTTGCAAAAGTAGTATTAAATCCACTAGACGAACTATATAACGGTACTGTCGCGTGTGGACAAGTTGACGGGCTTGTTGTGCTACCTGAGCCAGCCTCTATAAGCCATCTATATGAGGTTACAGGAGTCGGCGTAGGAGTTGGCGTTGGCGTTGGAGTAAACGTACATCCAGTGCAAGCGTTTGATTTGCTAGTTATAGAATGACACAATTGAGTGCTAGTTGATTCTCTATAGTCCCAAACTAAATATAAGAAACTACCTCCTGATGGCATAATAAAATCGGCTACAAATTGAGTTGGATTTGTTTGAGCGACTATAGGTGTAGCATCAGTAGCGGCGGTCAACAATGAGTTTATATCCGCTCCCGTATTACTATAGTATGTATTAGTTCTTAAATATTTTAATTTGTTTTTATTGATGTTAAAATTAAAATTATCAATATTGCTTTTTCTACTGATAATAGAAACATTAGCAGCGTCTCCAGGAATAAATCCACCTCCCTGTTGACCTGTTACTTGATTGTATAACGATACTATAGGAGCGTTTGTTCCAGATGAAAACTGAATATTTGGATATGTTTTTGTTGGAGATGTAAATGTTCCATCAGTCCATCTAAACTCATTTGTTATAAAGTCTCCAGCGTCTGCATTACTTGTTACAGCAACACTTATAATTGTTATTGTTTGAGCATCAGGACAAGAAGTATTAATATCAATGATGCTTGCAACAGAACTATCTTGAGTTACCGATATCTCTACAGTATCAGAGTTTACATCGTTTTTATTAAAGGATAAAGTTCCGCTATTGTATACTGTTCCTGTAGTATGAGACACTCCATTATATGTTGCCGTTATAGTATATCCAGTAGTTGAATTATCATTTTCTGAAACTATTTCATCGGACAATCTTTCAGTGACTATATTATCATTAAGCTCACTCACTAATTCAGTAAACCCTCCAGTAGGAATTGTAAAGTCTATATCTACTATTCCTAACAAATCTCCAACATTTACACAATATGTAAAAGTGGTTGCTGGGTTTATTGTAATGTTTTTTGTAGAGTTACAGTCTACACATTCTACAACTGGCTGTGGTAATTGAACATTAGAATGTAAAACATATTCGTTCATGTAGGGGTCAAACCCTCCCATTTTTTGAGTAGTAAAGGTATCGATGAAAAGGTCTCTAAACCACGAGCGCATACCAGCCTCTGATATAACCTGAAGCTGTTCGTTGTTATACGCTCCACCTATTAAGTTTATTACCGCTCCACGCTTGGCATCTGTAAAATATTTGTTAGGACCATATGAAGCATAACTCTCCGGGTTTTCACTAATACCATAATCTTCTAATCTTGCTATTTGTGTGCCTAATACTTCTGGAACAGAAGTCACTGCTCCTCCACCAGTTGCATCACTAAGTAAATTTTTACCAGCCAACACATAAGATATCTTGTCTTCTTGTAAAGTAAGTATATCTGTTTTTCTTCCATCCAATAACTGAATAGGCCCATAAGAATCTTCTAATGGCTTAAAATTAAGAAGGCCTAGGTTGAACTCATTTAATTTATTTACGTTGGTCTCATCGTTATAAACCCCGCTATATGTTAAATCAGCAAACCTATGTGACTCTTTGTAGTCCATGTTAGAGGTAGAGGTTACGCGCTCGCCTATATTTTTAGTCTTACCTACAATTGAATCTAATATCTTGTAACTTTCTACGCCATTACCAAACGCAAAACAATCAGAAAACTCTGTATCAATTATTGCGGGCAGGCTTGAAGTTTGTGTCTGCACATTTCCAGAATGAATCCCATCTGCACTTACATTAAATGAAAGGTGGTTTTCATACCATACATTATCAAGGGCATCTGTAGGTTGAGTTTCAAATGCTATAATAGAATCAGCTCTATATATTTGTATGTCAGCTGTAACGGTAGAGCGTCTCTTTTCTCTTGACAATGTACCACCGCATCTTACAGTACCTGTAATTAATAATGCTAATTCATTAGTTACGCTGTCTCTAAAAAACTTGTAGTAGTTTGTTCCCTCGGCAGTTGATATGTCTGTTTTAGTAGTCGCTGTAGCGGATTCATAGGTGTTTGTTATAGTTCCGCTATTGCCGCCCACTTCAGTAACCGCGTCTTCTAAAACCGCCTCTACATTGTCTCCATTCCACCAATCTTGCATATTATTATATGTAGTGGAAGACACAAGCTCTACATTTAGCTCACTAATTCTTCTTTCGCATTTACCATTTCCTTGTCCTGGACCTAATCTTTCTTGTCTTATAGATATTACAATTCTACTTCCAGCAGGAACATCGTAATCAGTATATGTTGTTGAAGGACTTACAGGAGCAGTATTCATTGGGTACACCAATATAGGATACTGATTTGCTGTGTCTTGAGGTTCTGTTTTAGAACCTGGTGTTATTATATCGTCAGCCTCTCTAACTGTAGAAAAGTTATTAGGATTAATTTTCATATATGTTCCCGAAGGAACTGCCGAACCATTTGAAGGAGTAATAAAATCTGCTGACTTATTTTCTTTTTCTAAAACTGTAGCTTCTACACATCTAAGTATAGGACCATTACTATCAGACTTGACAAAGTATCTATCTCCCTCTTCTACCTTATTGGCATTCTCCCCTTCTAGTAAAAAGTATGTCGCATTACTTCCAGGGTCTCTAAAATAAATACTTGAGTAAATAGTATCGTATGTACTCTCCGTTGGTTTTAATACAAACTTATATCTAGTAGCCCAACTTGGAGCTAATTGTTGAGGGGGTATTGTGACTTGTAACTCATTTTTGTTTATTGAGTTAGCACAAGGTATCTGTATCGTATTATTTGGACTTACAAGCGCCGTAGACGAGCGGTTAAATTCATCCATATATACTATACCAACTTCATAACCTCTGTTGCTATGAAGACTTCTAGCTGTATCAGTATTTCTAAAACTAGCAGTTGCGCTGTTAACCTCATAAAACTCATAAGCATTATTAGCTCCATCAACATAGTTCATTGCTATTAGTTGAAGACCAATAGTGTTACTTGCCGGAGATGCTATAATTGCAATAGGTTCGCCGGTATTACTTATACCGCTTGCTGTTTTAGTGTATGTTCCAAGAGTAGAAGGTAATGCGCAATTAACCTGGTCAGTTAAAGTAGCTCCATTACAAGCATTAGTGACGGTCTGTATGTTTGCAATTGTTCCTATTTTTTCAATAAAATCTGTGCTTGTTGCAAGAGAATATGCATTAGGAAAGTATGTAGGCAAAGTATAATCAAATACTATGTCGACATTTGAAGTTGTTGCTCCTGGAGTAGTTCCAGTAAACTGACTATGCACTATCGTAAAGTCTAAAGTAATACTAGACCCAGCTGTTAATTCTATTGTTGTTCCGTCTTGATTTGATAAATCAAAAAATACTATAGAATTATTTATTGTAGAAGGTGTTGGACCAATCGAGTAATATCCAGGTCCAGTAGAATCTATCAGGTCAGATGTAGCTATTACCGTACTATTTAAACTAGCAAAGAACTCTAACCTTAAATCTTGATTAAACTTATCTTTTAAATCATACCCTTCTTTATAGTTTCCGTATACAAGCCTATTACCCATGACCGTTTGAGCCTTAGCTATCTTAGGTACGTTGTCGTATAGTCTTAGTATTTCTGAATCAGGTAAAAGAGTAAATATCTTTCTGTCATCAAACGTATATGTATAATCTGTGTTATCAGAATATCCTAATGTTGACTTATCAAGAAACTCAATAACCTTAATGTTGTTTGTTGTAGACTCTTTAAATAAAAGTTCTACGCCCGTAACTAAAGAACTGCCTGTATTAAAAGTTATTATTGCAGCGTTCTTAGTATTTTTCATTCCCTCATTAAGATAGCTGTTGTAGCTAAAATTAAATGACGAAGGTGTGAACGCATCTTCACTAAACTGAGAAGTTGCAGAGTATTGATTATCGCTATACTTATACCTATACGCAAATGATATAAATCTTTCTTCTAAAAAATCGTCTTGCTGTCCTTGGAGATTTAATGTTTGAATTGTAGGAGCGGTAATAGGGGGTCTTTTAATTACCAATAAAGCTTCAGGAGAAAACCCATCGAAATAAGAGGGCGCTGAACTAGGCGCAATGTAACTCCTGTTTATGTTAATGTATCTAGGAGGATTTAAATTGTCTGTAAAAAACAACAAATCATCTATTAAGTTTACGCCAGTAATTAAATGATAAGGGCTAAAATTAAGAGTGGTTTTTAAATTAGTTCCATCATTAGCGCTTATTACGTTGTAAGTTGTGTTAGCCGTATTGGTATTATACGAAACTATTAAATCTAATTTTGCACTAGGACTAGCTATAAAAGCAGGGTCATGTACAAACCAATAAATAGTCTCATTCGCCCCATCCTCAAAAGCTCCAATACACCTGGCGTTATTGCTTAATTCAATATTATCAAACATTAATGTCGTAAGAATGGTATTACCCTTTGAGTTTTCTACAGAACCTACTTCAGAGCCTTCCGTAGAACCGAGTCTTACATTTAACGCATCAATATACTCACCATTCGGAACAAGCCTTTCGTCAAGGCTTTTGTTCATACGGCCAGCGATAAAATTTCTTTGAATGTTTGCCATCTTTATTTAATCCACTTCCT